TATTGATTTATATGTGGGGATAGAACCATCAACAGATTGTTATAAAAATTTCTTCGTAACTAATAATATAGAATTAAGTGAAGAAAATGTATTAACATTTAGACCATTGATTTTAATATTTGCTGGGTGGGTCGAAAGTGAAGGATTATTATACACCCCAACAAAAGCTGATTTCCAAGATTATATAAAAACAAAAATATTGAGAGGACCTGAATTAAGACTTGGACAATATTTTACACAACTATTACCTAAGTTATCAACTTTAACAGTTAAAGATAGTAAAAATGAGGTTACGATTGTAAATGGATATAATGACATTCCATTAAAATTAGAATTATATAATTACTTTAAATCGTTTAATGATAAATGGGTTGCAGGAAATTCATTAGGACAAAGGACTTTAATGGAAGAATTTTTATTCTTAGATAAAGCAAATAAAGACATAGGAGACCAAGCGTACCTTTCACTTGAAAAATTATTACCATTAGAAGATACGAAAAATAGTAAGGCGAATCTTTATAGTGTAATATCAATGTTAATACAAGGAACGGGATTTGATATGAGGGGATTACCAGCATACGTTAATTTCTACGGAACAAACAACTCAACTAAATCTAGAATAACACCATCTAAGAAAATTGCTGAAAATTTATTTGGAACATTTTTAGATGTGGACTATCAAGATTCCTCACCTAAAATTCTTATTCAATATACGGGACCAACATCTAAACATTTAGAGTTGGCGGACATTAACGAAAAATATAAATTTAAAAACGATAGTGGTAACTTATTTAGTGGAGTAGGTAGTCCATTAGTTATAACAACACCACAGGTGTTTAGTCAAGGGGATTATGCAAAATCTAATAAAGTGGTTGCGTTTGAAGTAAGTGTTGGCGACCAAAACCAAGGTATTTTTAAGAGTGTACAACTTGACCAATCGTCAATAAGGAACACTACAGAATCATTTAATGTTATTGAAAATTTAGGTCGTTCTGAAAGTGGTGCTGCCGCAAATCAAATAGACATAAGTTTATTTGACATATACAGACAGGCATCATATACTTGTGACGTAACATGTATGGGTAATGTCATGATTCAACCAACAATGTATTTTTATTTAAAAAATGTACCTATGTTTAGGGGGTCATATTGGATAACTGAAGTTTCACATAGTATTAGGAATAATAATATAATAACCACATTTAAAGGTACAAGAATTCCTTACGCGTCATTACCTGACCCTAAGGATTCATTCCTATCAAGTTATAGAGTTTTATTCGATAAGATAACTAGAACGGCAATTGCTAAAACTAAAGAACAAGAAAATTCTACAACAACAGGGTCAACAAAGAATGAACAAACACACACAACAAGTGATGGTAAAACATTCTTATCAGATATGGGAGATAGTAATCAAGCCATTAACGGAGAAAAAATATTATTAGAACAAGGAGTTACACAATATGGTGTACCATATAATGGATATAACGAAGAAAAGTACATCCAAAAAGTTAGTTTCAATGGAAAAGATTATTTAAGGGCTCAAGTTATTACTATGGGTGGACCAAATTATGAGATAAAAGAAACAATATCTATGAATATCATTTCAAGACAAACGGAACATACAATAGAACCCAACCCAATTACTTGGAAAGATTTATCAAGTTCAACAAGATACTTCTATTCTACAAAATTTGATTTTGATGTAGCTAAACCAAATTTAATTATTAAAGGAACCACTAAGTTTTATAACCCAAAAGATGTGAAAACACCAATAACCGTACCACCAGTAGGTTCAGGAGAAATTAACGTTAATAACATAACAGGACCAATTAATGCAGGACCAACTTTAGTTAAATCTGGATTGGCACTATCTAAACAATTAATGAAAGATTTAAAAGTACAAGATGGAGATGTTGTATATTTTGAAATCATTTAAGAATATTAACAAATTTGGGATATTTATACATATAACAGAAAATTATGGAAAATAATAAATTAAACGACACCATGGATCAGTTCTTAAGTCCTAAACAGACTAAAAGAACATCAAATGATGGTATGGAAAGAGAAGAGTGTGATTTAGTAACTGGAGAATGTTACACAATCAGAGAAAAAGACGGAATTGTTGAAAGAATAAATAAAAAATACGTTACAAACGACGGTAGACAATTATTACAAGATTAAGCCATGTTAGAGAAAAAACTACAAGAAGAATTAAATCGTTATAAAGCCATAAACAAATATGGTAAGACGATGATAATGGAACAAGACGCACCTCCTGCCGATCCAGCTTTGGATCCAGCTTTAGGAGCACCTGCAGATATGGCATCAGATCCAAACGCATTACCTACCGCTGATGCAGCACCAATGGACGCGGCACCCGCCCCTGAAATGGACAATACAGAAGAAGTGGATATTACTGATTTGGTTAACATGGTTAAAAGTGTTAAGAAAGACCAAGAAGATAGTACGGGTTCAAACAACGAAGTGATAACTAAGATGGATGATGTGTTCACCAAGCTAACTGATTTAGAACAAAAATTAGCTCAAATGGATCAAGTAATGACTAAGATTGACCAATTGGGAGCAACCGTTGAGGCTAACAAACCAAAAACTGAAGTTGAAAGACTTGAAATGCGTTCTTTAGATTCATATCCATTTAACGAGAAACCACAAGAATTCTTTGCACACAAACAAGGTGAGATGAGAGCAAGTGGTAAGAATGAATACATTTTAACCAAAGACGAGGTTGAAAATTATCCAGTTGAAAATATAAAAACATCATTTAACCCAAGCGAAGAGGAAGATGAATATAAATTCTAATATAAATTTTTTATTAGGTTTAAGTGCTCAGTTGAAAGTAATGCATTGGCAAACTAAAGGTTATTCAAGACATCAGGCTTTTGGTAACACATATGATACTTTGAGTGATTTAACGGATACTTTCGTTGAGGCTGCGATGGGAAAATATGGTCGTTTTAAGTTAGATGATGAGACAAATACAATAACATTAGTTAATTTATCAGAGTTAAAACCTGAGGAAATGGTTAATACTGTAAAAAATGCTCTTATCCAATACACCGAACAATTTGAACCAACGGACACCGATATTTTAAACATTAGAGATGAAATGTTAGGTTTATTTAACAAATTATCTTATCTTTTAACATTAGAATAATAATAAATTAAAAAAACATAAATAAATGATATCAGGTTCAGCAGCAAGAACTGCATCAAACACAGCAACAAGTTCATTATCTTACGTAGATAGTTTAGTAACTGGAGCAACTGCTCAAGGTTTATACTCTGTAACGGTAGATGGGGCGAGAGTAAATTCCGCAATGGTTACCACATTGAGATCTTATGGTTTTACCATAGACACATTTTACGATACTATGGGAACCTACCCAAAATATGTGATTTCTTGGTAATTCACCCTTTAAAAAAAAACTTTAAAAATAATTTAACCCAGATTTCCAAGTCTGGGTTTTTTTATGTATATTTTACTATAACAATTTAAATAATTAAAATTTAACAACATGTCAACATTTGATGCAGTACTCGCTCAGTACGAGAAAAGCAAAAACGCCACAAGTGGCACCACAAACAAAATGTCCTCAGAGGACAGATTGAAACGTTATTTCACTACAGTATTACCTAAGGGTTCTAAGGGAGAAGAAAGACGTATTCGTATTCTACCAACAAAAGATGGTTCATCACCATTTGTTGAGGTTTACTTCCACGAAGTTCAAGTCGATGGAAAATGGGTTAAACTATTTGACCCAAAACAAGAGGGAAAACGTTCCCCATTACATGAAGTTTATGAGGGTTTGATGATGACCGGTGTTGATTCTGATAAAGAATTAGCTCGTAATTATCGTTCTCGTAAGTTCTACATTGTTAAAGTTGTCGATCGCGATAACGAACAAGACGGACCTAAATTTTGGAGATTTAAACACAATCACAAAGGTGATGGTATTTTAGATAAAATCTTCCCAATTTTCCGTAACAAAGGTGATATCACCAATATTGAAAATGGTCGTGATTTAATCTTGTCTTTAGCTTTAACTAAGGCAGGTACAGGTAAAGAATACACAACCATCAATTCAGTTATTCCTGAAGACGCGGGTCAGTTACACACAGACGCAAACGTCGCAAAAACTTGGGTAGATAACGAATTAACTTGGTCAGATGTTTATTCTAAAAAACCTGAGGATTACTTAGAAATGGTCGCTAAAGGTGAGGTTCCACGTTGGGATTCAAACAGCAACAAATGGGCATCCAATTCAACATCGGAAGAAGTAATTTCAACACCGAAAACCCCATCAACTCCTGTGGTTGACCCACAAGAAGATGAGGATGTAGATTCAGAATTACCATTCTAATTATTTCACGGGGTGGTGAAACATCCACCCCATTTTTAAACACAAAACAATGGCAGGTATTAAAAAAACAGATTTTTCAGCAATCAAGAAGAAATTCTCGAAAGAAGCTGAATACAAGGCTGACCGTTTCTTCGATTTAGGTGATGCCTTCTTGGATGCAACGGGTCTTCCAGGTCCCGCGATGGGACACATCAATATGTTATTAGGACATAGTGATACGGGTAAAACAACCGCACTTGTAAAGTCAGCGGTAGATGCACAAAAGAAAGGAGTTATTCCTGTATTTGTTATCACAGAGCAAAAATGGAGTTGGGATCATGCGGAGTTAATGGGATTTGATAAGAACGGAGATTATCTTTTCAATAGTGATTTTGAGTATATTGAACAAATTACTGAGTATATCAATGAATTATTAGATGCTCAAGAAAAGGGAGATATACCTCACGATTTATTAATCCTTTGGGATTCAGTAGGTTCAGTTCCATGTAAGATGACTTATGATGGTAAAGGTGGTAAACAACACAATGCATCAGTTTTAGCTGACAAAATTGGAATGGGCATCAATCAACGTATTTCAGGTTCAAGAAGAACAGATAAACCTTATACAAACAC